TACGCCGCTTGGTGTGACAAGTACAATGTGCCCTGGTGTGAGGGGTCCTTGATTCCAAAGGACTGGTTGTAGACCCTTAAGGTGCTACAGTCTGTTCGGACAAGAAGAAAGGACACTAGACCTCCAGGGACAGCAAGCTCCTTGGAGGTCTTTTAATGTCTCGCGTTGTGCGTAGGTTGAACTGCCCTAAGTGTGGCTCCCGCGACAACGTTGCTTTGTATGACGATGGTGGTGAACACTGCTTCACCCCTGGTTGTACTTACCACGTCTCTGGTTCTTCTTCCTCTTCCTTTCTGATGTCCACCATTGCTGTAACAAATGAGACGCACAAAGAGATCGACCCGGTTATTGGAACTTACCAAGCCATTCAATCAAGGGGCATCTCTGAGAACGTCTGCAAACTCTTTGGGTACTTCAAAGGTACCTATGGCGACAGTGAGGCTTACTTCTGGCCCATCTACGACAAGGACCGTCGTCTCACTGGTTACAAGATTCGTAAACCAAACAAACAGTTTGTCCAACACGGATCCAATCCTGACAATACGTTTCTCGGTCAAGAGAAGTGGAGTGGTGGCAAACTGCTGGTTATCTTTGAAGGCGAATACGACTGCCTTAGCTATGCCGAGATCAGGAAGAGTTGGCCGTGTGTCTCGCTACCTAATGGCGCTGACTCCGCAGAGAAATGTATTCGGAGTAATCTCGATTGGCTTCTGAAGTTTGAAGAGATCATCCTGTGCTTTGACAACGATGAGCACGGTCAAAAAGCGGTCAAGAAAGCTGTCCAGTTACTTCCACCTCGCGTCGGTAAGATCGGTCAGGTAGAGGGCTTTAAGGACGCTAACGAGGCTCTGGTAGCTGGTAGCAGTAAAGCCATCATGCAGATGGTTTGGACTGCTGCTGAGTATGAGCCTGATGGAATTATCAGCGGTAGCAAACTGCTACAGATGGTTTTAGAAGACCCCAAAACAGAGAGTGCTGAGTACCCCTACGACTTCCTAAACGACAAGCTCCACGGGTTGCGTAAGGGCGAGCTGGTTACTATCACGGCTGGCTCTGGTATTGGGAAGAGCACCTTTGTTTCTGAAATTGCGTATGACCTTCTCACTCGACAGAACGAAACAGTTGGTTATGTCGCTTTGGAGGAGAACATTCGACGTACTGCTAGGAGGTTCGTCGGTATGGATCTTAATTATCCTGTCCACATTGATCGAGGTCACTTCACTGATGAACAAATCGAAGCAGCCTTCAATCGGACTCTCGGAACGGGCAGGTTATTTCTGTACGACCATTTTGGCTCTCTTGACCCTACCGTTCTGCTTAACCGTATACGCCATTTGGTTAGTGGTTGCGGGTGTAGTTGGATCGTGTTCGATCATTTATCGATTCTGGTCTCAGGTCTTGATCAAGGTGATGAGCGGAGAGCCATCGATCAAACAATGACTAAACTCCGCAGTTTTGTTGAAGAGACTGGCTGCGGAATGCTACTTGTGTCACACTTACGCCGTCCTACAGGAGACAAGGGTCATGAAAATGGGGCTCAAACAGCACTGTCCCAATTACGCGGTAGTGCTGCTATTGGTCAGCTCAGTGATATCTGTCTTGGCCTTGAGCGAAATCAGCAAGCTACAGACGATGCTGATGGAACAACGGTCCGAGTGCTTAAGAACCGCTTTACAGGGTGGTGTGGTGTCTCGGGTTCAGTGAAATACAACGAAAGTACCGGCAGAATGTTGGAGCTTAAAAATGGCGGTAAAAGTAAACCCGCAGAGTTCGATGATTCTTTTGAACCCGACTTTTGATGTTCACATCACTGAGATGAACTCGCTAAAGGTAACAGTTCTTGCTGCTACTGAAACAGCGAAGAGGTATCTTCAATCCTTCTTCAAATCCAATGACGGTTTCTACCAGCTCACCTACGACAAGCTTGAAGACTTCCTTGACTACTGTTACAGCCGTAGGCTCAAAGTCTTTATCGACGGTAGTGTTCGACGTGGAAACGAACGCACTGAAGAGTCGTAACGTAACCAAGATCCATTGTTGTGCTTTTAGTACAGACGATGGTGTGGTGTTATTAAAGGACTCTAAGGAGTGGCTTGAGATCCTTGAAAACGCTGATGTACTGGTTGGTCACAACATCATTCAGTACGACATACCAGCTATTCAAAAGGTTTATCCAAAGTTCAAGCCAAAGGGAAAGTTGGTTGATACCTTGATCTTGTGTCGGATGTTGTATCCAAACATCTTTGATACAGATCTGAAGAAGAAGTGGAACGGGATGCCGATACAGCTTTATGGGCGTCACAGCCTTGAAGCGTATGGGTACCGCTTAGGGCACAGCAAACAACACGCAGATCTAAAGGACTTCAGTGAGCTGACTGAGGAACTGGCTGAACGATGCGTCTGTGATGTTGAACTAAATGTTAAGCTTTGGCACAGGTTGCAACCTAAGGCCGACAGCATCCCTTGTGCCGTTGACCTTGAGATGCGTTTTGCGCAGCTCATCCGCCTGCAGGAAGACTCTGGCTTTGGCTTCAATGTTCAAGGGGCTTTGGAGCTAGAGGCAGACATCAATCAACAACTGAATACTCTCAGCGAACGATTGAGACAACGGTTCCCGTTCGTTGACGGAGGGCTCTTCACACCCAAGAGAGACAATGCAACAAGAGGGTATGTAGCTGACGCAACAATGTGTCGCCTCGTGGACCTCAACCCGAACTCTCGGGATCACATTGCTTGGGTGCTTCAGAATCAGTTGGAGTGGAAGCCAACAGACTTCACCGATACAGGGAAACCTAAGGTGGATGAAACGGTTCTGTCGAAGATTCCTGGAGCTGAGGATTTTGTTTCACACCTCACACTCCAAAAGCGGTTAGGTCAACTAAGCACTGGCAACAACGCTTGGTTGAAGCTTGTGGAACGAGACAACAGGATTCACGGCAGTGTGATTACTGTTGGTTGTGCCACAGCTCGCTGCAGCCACGTCAACCCCAATATGGCCCAGGTTCCTGCTGTCAGGTCAGTCCTGGGACCGGAGTGCCGAGCTCTGTTTGGACCTGGCTCCCTTGGGGAAGGGAGAAGCACCAAGCAGGTTGGCGTGGACCTCAGTGGTATTGAAGCTCGATGTTTAGCGCACTACCTATGGCCCTTTGATGGTGGCCAATTTGCTGATGAAGTATTGAATGGTGACATCCACACAGCTAATCAGAAAGCTGCTGGACTAGCCACGAGAGATCAAGCCAAGACCTTTTTCTACGCCTTGATGTACGGAGCCGGAGCAGAGAAGATTGGGCTGATCACAGGGCAAGACGGAAACAAGCTTAAGAAGAAGTACTTCAAAAATATGCCAGCCCTTGCTTCGCTGACGAAGAGGGTAATAGAAAAGGCAGAAGATGAAGGATTTATTAAGGCCTTAGACGGTAGACAGATAAAGATCCGGTCCTCACATAGTGCTTTGAACTTCCTACTTCAGAGTGCAGGAGCCATAATTAGCAAGCTTTGGTACAACATCTGCTACGACCAACTGGTTGAGGCGGGGTTTACCTATGGCAAAGACTTCGCCTTTCTCGTTCATTGTCAGGATGAAATCCAATTCGCAGTCGCCGCTGAACGGGCCGAAGAGCTCGGAAGAATCGCTGTCAGATCTGCTGCCTTGGCAGGAGAAGCACTTGGAGTTCGTGTTGAAATCGGTGCGGAATATAAAGTCGGAGACAACTGGGCAGAGTGTCACTAAGACCTGCAAGGTCTGTAAAGAGACAAAGCCTGTTGAGCTGTTTGGACGTAACGGTACTTGGCATCGTCCTGAGTGCCTCTCGTGTAACTCAAAGTGGATGAGGCAGTACCACCGTCTACGAAAGAAGCAGCAAGCTCCCCCTCTAGGAACACCCTGCGAATGTTGCGGCATGAACGAACAAAAGCTCCATTGGGATCACTGCCATGATTCCCATGAACACCGTGGTTGGCTGTGTAACAACTGCAACACAGGCATTGGAAAGCTTGGTGACAATCTGGAAGGCGTCCTCAAAGCAGTGGACTACCTCGCCACGGTTAATAAGCTAGGAGCCCATCAAGGAGGTGCTGATGACCTGGCTACTGCTTGACGCAGATATGCTGCTGTATCAAACAGTAGCCGCTTGTGAGGTTGAGATTGAATGGTGTCCCGACATCATTACAACTCATCTGCCTGTCAAAGAAGCTCAACTGATGTTCAATGATCTTTTGGAACTCAAACGCAGACAAGCACAATCAAATCGATTCACGCTTTGCTGGACTGCTGATCAAAACTTCCGTAAAGACATTGAAGCGTCGTACAAAGGAAACCGTGCTGGTAACCATCGTCGGAAACCAGTTGGGTACTTGGCAGTACGACGTTGGGCTGAACAACAGTTTCCTTCGGAGTGCTGGCACCGACTAGAAGCTGATGATGTTCTAGGTATTCTTACTACTCGTCATCGGGATCAAGTCGTGATGTGGTCTGGAGATAAGGATCTTAAACAAATCCCTGGTCTCCACCTTGATAACGAAGGAAAGATCTACAACATTTCTTCACTTGAAGCTGATGTCTTTTTCTATCGTCAGATTCTTACCGGCGATTCCACTGACGGCTATCCTGGTTGCCCAGGCATTGGCCCGAAGACAGCAGAAAAACTCATCCCATCAGAAGGGTTTACAGAAACCTCCGCATGGAGAACTGTAATAGCTCAATACAAGAAGAAAGGTTTTGGAGCTGACTACGCTCTAACCCAAGCTCGCCTTGCTCGCATCCTTCGTGACTCTGAGTACACCTTCGATGAACTTCAACTATGGACACCACCAACGACGCAATCAACCCAAGTCACTACGCCTTCGACGAAGGAGTAATTGAATGTATTGATTACATCGATAGCCACGCCTTTGATTTTGTTGAAGGCAACATCATCAAATACGTCACTCGGTACCAACACAAGAACGGTACTGAGGATCTCAAGAAAGCTCGGTGGTATCTTGACCGACTGATCAAACGATCAGAAGAATGGGATGCCAAATGGACTGAACGCAACAAAGTAACCTACGAGGATGTTCTTCAAGATGAGTTCCAACGCAAACTTAGTGAAGCTTTGGATGCTCAAAGCGGACCAATTAACCAATCCTGACAACGAACAACGGGAACAGCAACTCAGCTATGTCGAAGAAGAGTTCTATGAACTGCTCTATGCCTATCGAAATGAAGGCAGGGCGCAAGTTCTCAAGGAAGCCTGCGATCTCATTTGGGTCACATACGGCTTTCTACATCTTCTTGGCGTGGACCCTGATGATGCTTTTGGACGAGTTTATACTTCCAACTGGTCTAAATTTCCTTTCACCAAAATCAACGGAAAGGTTCAGAAAGGACCTAACTACAAACCCGCCGATCTCTCAGACCTATGAAACCTTACCAAGATCTTATTAATCAGATCCCTGCTCAAGCTTGGCAGTATGTCACAGCTGAGTACGAGGAAGGTGATGACGGTAATGATGTCATCCAGTTTTACTGGGATCCAGAAGAACACCCAGAACTTGCACCACTGGGCGAACTTGACAACGATCAGTGGAGCGACTTTGTATTTAATGCAATCCAACGCGGACTCGACAACTATGAAACTCAGGGAAGCACTGAATCCAGCGATCGCAATGACGGGGCGAGTGGAGAGTTGGATCAAGAATCCGACTCGTAGGTATCCTGTTTCCTGTACTGTCTTTGTTGTAGAAGACACGATGGATGAAGACCCTGATGGTCTTGAAGGTTCTTGGCAATTTGCTAGTAAAGCTCTTCGTTACGGTGCAGGCGTTGCTATTCACCTGTCGAAGCTTCGTGCAAAAGGTACCGAGAACAACCACGGAATGGTTGCTTCAGGTCCTTGTGGGTTCATGGAGATCTACTCCAAGTTCAACGAGATCCTTCGTCGTGGTGGAACGTACCGTAATGGTGCGATCGTTGCTCATCTTGACGCAGATCATCCTGACATTCTGGAGTTTGTTAATTACGATCGGGCTCGTATTCCTTGGATCAAGCGCTGTGTCAACGTTGATCCTGACATCATCGATTACCCAGACAAACTAAACGCAATCATGAACGCTGCTCGTAAGGGCGACGTTTGGATTGTTAAGAAACAATACGACGCCAATGGTGAACGTATTTACTCCAATGTCTGTCAAGAAATCCTGCTGAAATCTCGTGATACCTGCCTCCTTAGTCACATCAACTTGGGTATTACAGAAATCAAAGACATTCCTAAAGCCTTTAAAGAAGGTATGGAATTTCTTTGTGATCTCTACCTCCAAACAGGTGTGGATGAATCTGGTATCTACAGCCGCAAAGATAACCAAGTAGGTCTTGGTGTTCTTGGACTTGCAAACCTTCTTGCCATCGAAGGCGTCAAGTATGCCGACTTTGTTGCAGCGCTACGCCGCAAGAACCTGGGTTTAGGTACTGCTGATAACAAAGCAGGAGAGATCGCTCAAGCCCTCTACACGGGCTTCATGGAGGCCTCTAAGGTGGCTGCTGACTACAAGATGTCACGAGCCTTTACTGTGGCCCCTACAGCGTCTTGTGCGTACCGCTATGTGGATCGTGAAGGGTTTACTACAACCCCTGAAATCTCACCACCGATTAGTCGTGAGGTAGATCGTGATAGTGCCACTCTTGGTGTGCAGAGCTACAAGTTCAATCCCAAGTGTGAGACTGCTCAAGAGGTTGGTTGGGACACGTTCTTTGAACTTAATTCTGAGTGGCAAAAGCTCATGGATAGCACAGGAATGGCTCACGCAATTTCTATGAATTGGTGGTCCGATATGACAACAATGGATCGTCAATTTATGTCACGATGGTTGAACTCCCCCTTGAAGAGTTTGTATTACTCTCTTCAAGTAATGGCCGACATTCAAGATAAATCAGACGCCTACGCCGCTATTAGCGATGTAGATGTTGAGGATTATCTTGCCAATTTGTTGGAGGGAGATTCCGAACCTCAATGTGACTGTGCTGAGTGATGAACCCGTATCAAAAACTGCTTGATCGTAAGCGTACTTGGACTCCTATTCAATCGACCGCTGGCAAACTGAAGGAGGGTTCGGAGGAGACAATCTTCCGGGCTCTCGCCCTTCGTCACATGGAACTTCCTGTAGGAGATTTCATCAATGAAGCTTGCTCTAAAGAGATTCCTGAAGCCTCCCGTGCGCTTCTTGAAAGTAACATTGCCGATGAGGAACGCCATGATCTTGCGTTGGGATACATCACCAATGCACTTGGCGTTAATGAGGAAGCCGAAAAAGAATCCCTCCGACTACGGCAGGCGTGGATTGAACATAGTGATCACCCGGTCCTTAAAGCAATGGTGGCCGAGCGTGCAATTTTCTTTGTACTGCTCCCGTTCTTTCGTTTTAACGGTGATCCTGGTCTCCGTACAGTAAGCGCTGACATTAGCCGCGATGAACAAGTACACGTTGCCGCAAACAGTTTGGTGTGTCGTGAGCTTGGTCTCACTGTTAGCCCTAGTTTGGATCGCCTCAGGAAGGCAACCATTGCTTGGGTAATGCAGCCTCTTGGTAAGTCGGAAGACAAGTACCTAGATAAGCAGTTTTGGCTGGATCAAAGCGATAGCCTGATGTATTCAGGTAAAGCAGAAGGTCTGATCGAGACTCAACGAGCACGGATGCCTGCGTTCTTTGAGACCAGTAATTCTGATCTACCAAGCTACGCTTGAGTTATTGAGGAATAACTATGGCCGTACCTAGTAGGGAGCAATTTTGGCAAACTTGGTCTCGCCAAGTTCTAGCGCCACTTATTGAGCAAGATCTAGCGCAACGAGGGTTTCGTGCAGATCCTGTAAAGCTTGCTGATTATGCTGCTCCCTACTATTTAACGGGTACTATTCCTGACGGTGGGAACATTGACCCTTCACGAGCTCAATGGGCAAACTTAAATAGATTCAACCAAGATTACCAAGCTCTTTTTGCTCAAGAAGCTGCAGCTCAACAAGCGCAAATTGAAGCAGAACAAAGGCGAGCAGAAGAAGCAGCAAGAGCTTTAGCAGCAGAACAAGCTCGTATCCAAGCTGAACTACAAGCTGAACAACAAACAATTATTCAACGGCAGCAAGAAGAAGCATCAGCAATTGAAGCTCAACTAGCCCGTGAACGTGAAACAGTTCAAGCAGAACAAGAGACTTTAAAAGCTCAGTTTGAAACTGAAAGACAACAAACAGAGCAATTAATTAGTGAAGCTCAAGCTGAAACTCAACGACAACAACTTGCTGCAAAACGCGAGTCAGCTGTTGCGTTGAATGTAGGTAAACAAACTGCTTTAGCTCGTTTACGGGAACAACAGGCTGATATTGCTCCTGTTCGTGTTGGTCAAGCTAGTCGTCAAAGATCTACAATCGGTCAACCCGGCGTAGCTTCCACTCGTGTTTCAACACGTCCTTCTATTGGTGGTTACGGCGGGACCTCAGCAGGACGAGTCAATCCAACTGGCTTAAATATATGATTCCCTACATTGATCCAGAGATTATTGCTTATTTAGAAGAGCTTTATCCAGATAAGTGTCCTGACCTTAGTATGGAAGAGAAACTTATTTGGTTTACTGCTGGACAAGTTTCAGTTGTAAGACATTTAAAAGAGCAATTCAAGCTTCAAGAGGAAACCAAGTATGTCTCTTCTTAAAAGTATCCTTAGCATTGTTGGTGCCGCTGCAGGTGCTTACACTGCTTACAAGACTGGAGAGGCATCCAGGCAACAAGCAGATATTGCTAGCAGAGTTGCTGAAGAGCAGGCTCGTGCAGCTCAACAAGCAGCTGATATTCAACGTCAAGCTGTTGAAGGACAGATATCAGTTCTTCGTGAAGGTCTTGCTCAACGTCAACGTGAGTTTGAAGCAACTCAAGCTGCGTATCAACAACAGCAAGCAACTAGTAGACAGCAATTAGAAGCAAATAGAGCACAAGCAGCTCAACAACTTGAAGCTCTTAGAACATCTGCTGCAGAGCAAAGCAAACTGTTGATGACTCAAACAGAGCAACAACGCACTGCTCAGCAAGAACAGCTTGGTATTGCTCGTGAACAGTTAGGTCAATATCAAGCTCAAACTCAATCGATGCAGGAGCAAGCTACTCTTGCACGTCAAGCAGCAGAGCAACAAATCTCTCAGCAACGTATGGCATCTGCTGCAATGCTGCAAGAACAGAAACTGACAGCAGCTATTCAACAGCAACAATCAGCTCGTTCTCCTGTTTCTTCTCGTGTTCGCCAAAGAGTTGGCACACCTGCTGCACTGCGTACTAGTTTGGAGATACAATCTCCTATCTCCGGCGGAGTCGGAATGGGAACACCAAACGCTACGGGTGGTTTGAATGTCTAATGCTCAAGCTCGTTATTCGGCACTAGAACCTGAAAAGACGATTTATCTAGATCGGGCTATTGAGTGCAGCAAGTATACTTTGCCGACACTTATTACCGATAACGACAGAAGTACAGGTAAAAATCTATACACCAAGATTGCTACCACCTACCAAGGGCTTGGTGCTCGTGGTGTAAATAACTTGGCTAGCAAACTGCTAATTGCTTTGCTACCTCCTAACCAAGCTTTCTTTCGTCTCTCTGTAGACGACATGAAGTTGAAGCGAGAGCTTGAGAACTTCAAAGAACTTCAATCTGAATTTGAGCAACAGCTTGCTCTGATGGAACGTTCCGTTATGCGGGACATTGAGGAGTCAGGAGATCGTACTGCTCTGTTTGAAGCGCTTAAACACCTAATCATTGGTGGTAACGCTTTGATGTATGTCGCTGATAAAGGTACTCGTGTTTACCCTCTTAAATCTTTTGTATTAAACAGGGATCCAGAGGGGAACATTCTTGAAGTTGTAGTTCGGGAAGAGGTAAACCCTGAAGTACTTCCTGAAGGTGTAGCACCTAATAGTGGTGACGGGAAGTTTGTAGACCGTACTGTGTTCCTTTACACTCACGTCACTTGGAATTACGAAAAGGATAAGTGCAATTGGTATCAAGAGGCTTATGGTAAACCTGTTGGTACTAAAGGCTCAGTACCAATTGATAAGAGCCCTTGGATTCCTCTTCGTATGTTCCGTGTGGCTCACGAAGCTTACGGTCGTGGATACTGTGAAGAGCTTTTGGGTGATCTGAAAAGCCTTGAATACCTCAGCAAAGCAATCGTTGAAGGTTCTGCTGCTGCAGCCAAAATCATCTTCCTCTGCAATCCAAACGGTACAACTCGCCCTGATGCTCTTGCTCGGGCTGCCAATGGATCAATTGTGGCTGGCAATCCAAATGATGTGGCTCCTTTGCAAATGCAGAAGCAAGCTGATCTTACGGTTGCTCTGAACACCATCGCTCGTATTGAACAGCGTCTTAGCTTTGCGTTCCTACTTAACAGTGCAATTCAAGCTGGTACTTCTGGTCGGGACCGAGTAACCGCTGAAGAGATCAGAATGGTTGCACAGGAATTGGAAGCAGGTCTTGGTGGTATCTACAGCATCCTTAGCGTTGAACTGCAGCTGCCACTGGTGAAGCGTAAGATGGCCCTTATGGAACGTCAGGGTCGTCTACCAAAACTTCCTAAAAACATCGTAAAACCTCAGATCACTACAGGTCTCGATGCTCTTGGTAGGGGTAACGATAAAGCCAAGCTGATTGAGTTCTTGCAAACTATTGCTGGCACTCTTGGCCCTGAAACCTTGGCTCGATTTGTTAATAGCCGTGAGCTTATTACTCGCCTTGCAGCTTCTGACGGTCTTGATACCTACAAACTAATCAAGAGTGACGAGGATCTTATGGCTGAAGAACAGCAACAAGCTATGATGATGCAGCAACAAATGGCTGCGCAAGATCCTAATAACGATCCTGCTAAGCAAGCCGCTCTCGTTAAAGCTCAAAATGACTCAATCCGGGCAAGTCAAGAAATCAGTGGAGCCCCAGCCGGTTCCTGAAGTTAAAGAAGCTCCTAAGCCAGAAAAAGCTAAATCCAAAATGGATCTGCTTATTGAAGAGCTTAAGGAGAAGAAGCCTGAGGTATACGATCAGTACGTCAAAGCTGCAAAAGCAAAGCGTCCTGTTTGGGTTTATCCTGATCTGACCGTTCGCATTGGTTGATCATGGAAGTCGTTGCTGATAACTTCTTGAGCCAGGAGACTGGTCCATATAGTGAGCAAGACATTCAGATTCTTCAAGAAGCTGAAAAGCAAGAACAACAAGAAGAACTAATTGGTGGCAAATTTAAGTCACCTGATGATCTTCTGAAGGCTTACCAAGAACTCGAAAAGAAGCTTGGTGGTCGTTCTGCTTATGAGTCTGCTGAGGACACTACTGAAGAACCTGCTCAAGAACAGGAGCAAGAACCTGTAACTCTGTCTGAAGAGGATGAAACCACCATCCTTGAAAGTATTGGTGGACAGGAAAACTTCACGGCTGCTCAAACTTGGGCACGAGAAAACCTTGATGCTGCAGAGCTAGAGGCTTACAACCGTGAAGTAAATAGCGGTGATTATTACCGTGCTCGTAACGCTCTTCAGTCCTTGTACTTTGCTTACAAAGATTCAGAAGGTTTTGAGCCAGATCTGATTGGTGGAAAACTGTCTGCTAATAGCAGTGATGTGTTCCGTTCTAGTCAAGAAGTAATGGCTGCTATGAGCGATCCTCGGTATTTGCAAGACCCTGCTTATACCCAAGATGTTCAAGAGAAACTAATTCGCAGTGAAGTTCTAGGCCCAAGGGGTTAGTATTTCATTAGCGAACGTAAACATTGTTGCCGCCGAGGCGATAACAACAGTGAAAGCGAGCGCGTTAAACATTCCTACCTCCTAACAAACGATGCCTGATTTTGCATCTCTTGGCCGGTTGGGTGGACTTAATGGCGTTCAATATAACGCTGGCTCCGCCTCCGGTAACTATGAGCGTGAAAACGCTAACTTCCTGAAAATCTTTTCGGGAGAAGTTCTGACTACTTTCAATCGTGAGACGGTCTTCATAGACCTGACCATGAAGCGCACCAGT